TATAAAAAAGGCTCAGCGTGCCTTCAATTTTTATTTTGGTTTTCTGTTGTGGTTTTCTAAGGAGGAGTTCAAAGGAGGATTTTTATAGGGGGTTCTCATTAACGTACTGCGTGTAAGAAGCGAAGGTAGTTCCAAAATAAACTTTATCTTGAAGAATGAAGTAGACGATGGTCCACGAATCAGGAGCAGTCTGATGAGGACCATTGTCAAATACCGCAAGCTGAATTGCCTTCCGCAATCCATACTCAAGTATCATTGCTTCCAATACGTTCTCTTGCAGGGAGGTGGAATAGTAATCGCATTCGTCGTTTACGATATCATAGAGGATAACGTTAAACTCCTCTTCGGTGAACTCTCCTTGATTCTCTTCTTGGATTCGCTTGAAAACGGCTTCTTGGACGCGGGCAACTGCTTCTTGGATAGTGTAGGTCATGGTGGGGATTCGGTTTGTGGGCGACTATAAAAAAAGGCTCAGCGTGCCTTCAATTTTTTATTTTGGTTTTCTGTTGCGGTTTTGATAGGGAGGAGTTCAAAGGAGGATTTTACTTGGATTGCTTCTTCTTCTTCTTGAGAAAGTGCTTCGCGTCCTTGGAGGTGAACCCAGCAAAGCGGGCCGGTAGAACAAGGCTTCCGTTGCAGTCATCACAGCAACGGCCTCCTTTGAACGGGAAGGGATTGTTTCCATAGCCTGAGAACTCCTTGTCGCATAGACAGCAGGGGTTCTCATTCACAAGGAGTTCGTGGTACACCATCTGGGCAATATCAAGAGCGGACATAGGGGATTCTCTTCTTTGGGGGCGACTTGACTTTTGGAAACGGGGGGCTTCAATTTTTATTTTTTCAGGCAAAATAAAATTGACGCGGTATTCTCCGGTAAAAAATAATCAACCCACTAAGTAGAAAACCATGTTGACTATCCAGGACATCATCGCAGACAAGCACCTTACGCAAGACGCACTCATGAAAGACCTTACTTCCTTGAAGAAGTGGAAGCCGACCGAAGAGAAACAGTCGTTCGCTGGAAACAAGATACTGTACCACTTCCAGATGGGCAACCTTCTTCAAACCCGTGTCGTGGGTAAAAAGCTCACGCTCCCTGAGATTCTCCTTGACGCGGAGGAGTATGAGAAGTTGATGGGACGCGTAGAGAAGCTGGGCCGCACGGGTACGCTGGCCAATCGCATCTTTGAGGCGTTCCGTTTCAACCAGGCGGTCGTCTTCTTCAAACCGTCCGTAGCCAAGATGATTTACAAGAAGTTTGAGGCGACCCACGTCCTTGACCCGACTGCAGGCTGGGGCGGACGCATGCTGGGAGCCCACGCCCTTGGAATCCATTACACGGGAGTGGATACGAACGTTAACCTTCAACCCGCGTACCAGGGCATGATGGACTTGATGGGAGATTCCAAGATGCGAATGATATGGGAGGATACGTTAACGGCCGATTACGAGTCCATTGATTATGACTTTGTTCTTACCAGTACCCCGTACGTGAACAAGCATGGGAAGATGGTAGAAGTGTATGAGCATCAGGTGATTATGGAGGACTTCTACGGAATCTTCCTTGTACCACTCATTCAGAAGTGCCTCCGACACATCAAACGCAATGGTAAAGTATGTTTCAATATGAACGATGTAATGTATGAGCAGGTAGCCAAGCGGTTCCGACCCGCCAATGAGGAGTACAATATGCTACAACAGAAACGCCTTGCGAAGGACAAGGGCGAAAAATTATATGTATGGTATTAGATGCTAAGCTGGATAAAAAGTTGGTGGTTCAAGCCGTCGTCTACTACGGCACCGACACCGATTCCTGTACCAGAAGGTGAACGAAGAAAAATAATTGTCCTTCCACGAGGACGACACTCCCTGAGCCCGATGCGTATCCTGGAATGGTGGGGCCAACCGCCCCCCGAGAAGTTAGACCCTCTTCCAGAGTATCCAGAGAGCCCCCGACCCACACCCCCATAAAAAAATAATCGTAAGAGAAGGTATAATGGTATTCGGTTGGTTAGCCGACCTTCTTTTTGATGAGAAGAATCGCATGACCCGCATCAAGAAGGAGAATCTTGACCGTGCGAAGAAGATTCTACAGGAGAAAGGCATTCCTGTTCCCACGAACTCTACGAAGAGTGTCCCAGACTTCTTTGCAGACAAACGCGACGCGATGAACTACTTTCATGTGGTGCGAGATGATATTACCGACCAGAATACAATGAAACGATTGTTTTCTGATAAGTTTTCTATTGGTACACGCGACCCGTATAACTACGCGGAACGCAAGCGAATGCCCATCATTAGCCCCGACAATCCATTCACTACGGACGAGGGCGAAGGCGAACGCCTAGTGATTGATTGGGTGATGGGCAACAAGGATAAACTCATCGCGGGTGCAGCGGGTGCGGTAGGGGCATCACGGCGTGGCGGACCGGTGGAAGCCCGTGGACGCGGTGGGGCGATGATGGGACAATGTCGTAAGGGGGGTGCGATTGGACGGTTTTAATTTTCTTGTCAACCCTTTGTAGAATGGGCAAGTCAAACACCCCGGCTCCGGTTGGCGAAGTTGTTTTAGTGAATAAGAAGGCGGAGCCAGCGGATAAGCCGAAGATACGTGAGATTAGCCAGAAAGAATACGAGCGTACAAGACCAAAGAAGGAGCTAAGTGAAAAGCAAAAAGAGAACTTGGCGAAGTTGGTGGAGAAGAACAAACAGCGTGCCTTGGAGCGTCGTGCGGTCGTTAAGGAGATTCCAGAAACGGTCCCAGAAAACACAGAATTAGTCATCGTCAAACCGAAGCGTAAGTACGTTCGCAAGGCAACGGGTGGAGAGGTTCAGCCAAAGAACGAGGTTGTGATGCCGTCGGAGTCGGAGCCAGAAACCGCAACCGAGTCGGAGTCCGAGGTGGAGGTCCGTAAGCCTCTTCCTTTGAAGCGGGCCAAGACTCCCAAGCCAAAGAAGCAGACCCCCAAGAAGCCAACGAAGTACAAGTACGAAACCGAAACGACGAGTGCAGACGACTGGTCAGACGATGACCATTCCAGCGACGAGGATTATGACGAGAAGGTCCAGAAGTACAAGGCAAAGGCCCATGCCCGCCTGCAGGCAGTTCAAGAGATTGATAAACGCATGTCGCATATCCAGAACAACCCCTACGCCAGCCGTAATCTGAGTATTTTTTAGAAGGCCATAATATATGGGTGGTCAAGTAAGTTCGTTCTTCAACGACGTTGGTCAAGGACTCACACAGCTATGGTCCGATACACAGAAGGCGTTTATTCGTCCGGTTCTGGGTGAGAACATCTCTAACGCGTTGGGCGTGGAGAAGGACACGGGACTGTTCCCGAATAGAATGGCCGATGGTGGTATGGTCAAGGGTATCAAGGTGGTGGATACTCCGGCCCAGCTCATCGCCATGATTAAACAGTTTCCAGAGGAGGCCAAGGCGAACGGCCTGTCCGTGGAGTTGGTCAAGCAGGAGGCCAAGAAGATGGCCCGTGGTGGTATGGTGAAGTCCACCGCACAGCAACACATGAAAGCCCATTACATGAAGAAGTATGGCGGTTCGGTTCTCCGTCCCGGTCAACCCCCAAGCGTGTTTTAAACCAATAAGAATTAAACTTACTCTATGATAGAATGGCGTTTAATCCTAACTTCGTAAAGGGTGCGACCCTACAGCAGATTCGTGAGGCAATGAACTACGCTGCACACCTGATTACCCCCGAGCAAGAGAAATCGCTCAAGGAAGAAAAAGCAATAGAACCTGTAGTACAAACCGACTGGAAGCAAATCGTAGATAAAGTAGATGAAGTTCCTGACGTATCTAACCAGGTGGTATACCCGGCAGGGCCAGTCGGAGTCCCCTTTGAGCACCCCCCTGCTCAAAGAATTACGGGAACAAACCTGTACCATAATAATTAACGACACTATTAGTAATCATGACGGAGGTCGCCCGTTATACGTTCCATGTCAGCAGTTCTCAACGCCTGAACGGGACACTCACCGACTTCAACATTCAACCCTCACAAGTTATTACACGCTTGGCCAAAAACAGCCGTTTCAACATCATCGTCCATGGGATAACGATACCCTTCAGCTTTTACCAGTTATCCAGCGATATCGCGACACTGGGTGTGAGCTGGACGGGTGGGGCCACGGGCAGTGGAAACATTACGATGACCCCAGGTAATTATACCTGTAATTCTGTGCTAGTAGAGTTGTCTACCCGTTTAACAGCATTATTAGCGACGGCAGGTATTACCCTAACGACCTATTTTAGCTACAACACTTCCACTGCACGCATGCTCTTACAACAAACATCGGTTCCAGCCGTTCAACTAACCCTGAACTTTACCGCGAATCCCATTCTAGGGCGGTTCTTTGGATTTAGTTCGTCTGCAGTGATTCCGTCGTCCTATCCGTCGTATGTTGTGGGACAGATTAGCGATAAGGTTGCGGTAGCGAATCCGATTACGTACTTGCTTCTACGGTCGCCCACGTTTACTCAGCTAGGCAACCGCGAATGGATTGTACAGCCTAACGTATTCTCCGACATCTTGTACCGTGTACCGATTACAACGAACGTTGGAACGTATATCCAGTATTACGGCGACCAAGAAGCATTTACGATTACGAACGACACGATTTCTACTATCAACTTCTATCTTACGGGCAATCTGTCCTTTAACCCTATTGATTTACAGGGTTTGCCCTTTGCGTTCCATATGACCATCTCCGAGCGACTGATTCCAGAATACGAACCTATCATGAACACCTCTCTTCCGAAGATGATTACGGACGTTCCAACGGATAAAACGGAGCTGGAGCGACTGCAGGCGGAACGCGACGACGCACTCCGACGGCTGGAAACGTACAAGAAAAAGCTATTACCAAAAGAGAAAGATGTTCTACTACAACGACAGGGGACGACCAATACAGATATTGAACAATAGACCACGCAATTACAGTGCGGGTGGTTTGATTAAGGGCCACCCAAGCATACAGACTCCGAGCGAGGATACTATCTCAAGTCTGTTAGAATACGGGTCGTTGGTGATTCCCGTACCTGTGATGGAGTCCGGCATTATGAGCGGATACAAGGGTAAGCTAACGGGCGAGAAGACTACGGACAAAAAACGTCTTTCTCCCACGATTGTAATGCCTGGGGAGGCTGTCATACATAAGGACCATGCCCCAGCCGTGGAGAAGTACTTGAAGAAGCACGGGGTAATTTTGCCGTTGCCAAAATAAACGCACCTATTAGATATGCCTTTGGTTCAGATTCTTATTACGGGTCCAACGAATAACCAGAACTATGTGGTTCCGGTATCGGGTAAGTGCTCTATTCGTGTACTAAGCGTGGTGTTTCATCACGCGGAGGCAAACACAAACTCACGGGCGATTCAAGTACGCTCTGACATTCTACAGTTTCCTTATTCTCCTCTGAAGTGGTTAACGTTAATTTCCAATCCCCAGGCCACGCTGGCCTTTGATACGGGTTATCAGGAGTACAACATCAACAACGCTGTTCTACAAGGACAGCTAGGACTCAACGTTGTCCAGAGTGATGGTTCGGCATTACCCGAAGGAGCGTGGAAACTACTTCTATCCCTGCAGATTGAGAAGATTGGTGAGGAGTTTAACTACATGACGAATACCTCTCACCCAAGTAGATGATGAAACATAGAGGTTCTTCCGGTCATTTTCAGACGGTACGGGCCGACTATTTGAAGCCTCAAACTCTGTTTATTCCAAACGCCCCGATGGTAGAAGAACAACCGGCACCCAAGATGGAGCCCATTCGCGTCGTTCTTCCGAAGCCCAAACATTCCAAGTTCCAAAAGTACTAAATCGTGAGCATTAGCTATTTTTTTATTCTTGCCTACAAGCATAGAGAAATGTCGTTGGCTTCCATTGGTGCAGATACACGCTATGTCCTCCCCGCCAGCTATGACGCCGTCCCCCAGGCCTTCCAGAGCAACAAGTCGGCGAAGAGCATTCCATCGGTCCTTCAGACCGTGAACGTTCCGGCCCTCACCACATCGGCTAATGCCTCCGGTACATCAATTGTTCAGCTTCCTTGTGGCCAAAGTGCGGGCATTATGTTGAACCCCTACCTACGCTTTGACCTGGCGTTTGTCGGTGGCGACAACACCAACACGATTGCGTTTAAGGGCCAGGTGAAGGCTGCAACCGGCTGTATCAACAACTACACTACGTACGTGAACAGCATGCAAATTGATAACATTCAGAACGCCGACCGCGTCTATGAACAAATCTTCTGCCACGCCACTTCAAAGGACTGGACGGCCCAAGATGCGTCGGTCCTGATGAGTGCTGGTATTAGCCGTACGGCGTCGGGTGCGAACCAGTCGCTGGGCACGCAATGTATCCCTCTGTTGGGCCTCCTTGGCTCTCAGCAGGGCATTCCATTGTACCTCTTGAATGGTACTCTTCAGCTTAACATCACGTGGAACTCTCTGGCCCGTGCGTTTGCTCTGGGCGGTGGTGGTACTCTGCCAACGGACTACACCGTTAGCAACGTCCAGCTCATCTACGACCGCATTGCTGTGGAGCAGGCCTTCGTGGACAAGGTCAAGAGCGACATGATGTCCGGTGCGAAGTATGTTCTTGGCTACACCAACATGCAGAATACCACCCTTGCGATGTCATCGGGTGGTCAGCCAAACTTCCAATATGGCCTCAACGTATCAAGCCTTCGTGCCGTGGTTGCAGACCAGTGCCTGGCCCTTGGTACACAGTCCGATGCGGGTCTGTCGGTTATCAACGCCCTGAACCAGTTTCAGGTATCGCTTGATGGTCGCCTCATCAACAACAACGTTCTCTCCCTTGCCACGTACCCGGTGGTGTTTGCGGAATTGAACAAGGCATACGGTCGCTTGTTTGATGCTTCCATCACGGACGTATCAGCGGTGTCGTACGCAACAACTACCGAAACCAACTCCTTCAAGTCGGGTGCGTTTGCGGTAGGAGTCAGTTGCACGCGGTGCAACGAGGCCCTGGCCTTTGCTGGTTCGCCCGTATCGGTCTGCGGTATCCAGGCGGGTACTGCAGCGGGTAGCACAGCGTCCACGTTCTTCATTACCTTTATTTCGGACTTCCAGCTCCTGATTGATGCATCGGGCCAATGCGAGATTGTTCGTTAAAGGAAGAACCATTCCATGAAAAACTTATTGGGAGATTCAGAATAATCTCCCCTACGTTGTTAGAATGCCCTACCACATTCGGAAATGTCCGAACCAAGACGCGTACAAAGTCTATTCAGTGGACGGTCGTCCCCTTAGCAAAAAGTGTCTTCCTTTAGAACGGGCTAAAAAACAACGTACGGCTGTGAACCTGTCAGAGATTGGCTTGTCCCGACGGCCACCCAGTGGTGAGCGGACATTTCCTCTGGGGCACCAAAAGGCTAAACGATTAATATAATCTACGCCGATATTACAGTATCGCAATAGAATGTATGCTATCTTACCCTACACCCGACAACAGGCGAGGAAGGTTGGTGTTATGGTGAAACCCTCTACGAATCCAAAAAAGAAGATTGATGTATTCAAGGACGACAAGAAAGTCGCCTCCGTTGGTGCAGTGGGCTTTTCTGATTATCCCCATTACCTACAAGATAAGGGAAAAGCAGAAGCGGAAGAACGTAGAAGATTGTATCATATACGACACAAGAAGGATTCTTCTAAGAAAGGAACACCTGGTTATTATGCTTCTATTTTATTATGGTGAGCGGAGGGAGCGGAGGCAAAAAAGGTAAAGTCTGCATATAGAAAAGATTATATACAAAAGTTTGGGTTTTTGCCTCCGCTCCCTCCGCTCCCTCCGCTCCGCTTACTCCTTCGGTACCTTCTTCACGTACTTCAGAGCCATAGAGAGTTCGTGTCCCATATTCTCTGCAGTCTTTTCCATCTCCGCAAGGGCAGGAACGTCCTTGTACTTATCCGTAAGAAAAATGTGTCTTAACATGCTGGTGCTAATGGGCTTCTCAAAGAATCCGTAAAGAAGATGAGTCAACTGCGTCTGGGAAATCTTATTGGACTGCTGGGTATTCATCAAGAGCCATTCGTGGGGGTTCAGCACCGCCCAGCGTTTGATAATCTTATGGAGCTTGGCGGGAATCTCTAACTTCTGCATACCATACTTCTTGGAGGTCTTGTACTGATTGAACACGAAGTACGGTTTACGCTTTTCGGTCTTCATGTAGTTGTCCTTGGTTTCGTCCGCACCCTTGAGCTTGAACTGGGTGTAGTCCAGCGAACGACGGGGTTCAATCAACAGCAGGCACGAAAGAAGAACATAGAGTTGTACGCGGGCAAACTCCTTCTTATCCAAAGTATCCTTCTTCATAATAGGAGCAACCTCTTTCTCAAGGGCATGGAACTTCCCCATCACTTCGGAGAGTGGAATATATCCCTCTTTCTGTCGTTCTGTCATTTCCTGCTTGCTGATTTGCTGGTCGTAATCTTTGCAGTCGTCCAGCATCTGTTTACGGAAGGCTTCCACTACCTTCTCCGACTGCTTGGCTTTCTCAATGAATACGATAAGAGCGGACAGACGGGTCTTACGGACATTACCAGCGACGTTCGCAAGATGCTCAATAATCTTCTTGTGATGCTCAATGACATCATCGGGTGTTTCAAGGGCCATTCCGAGTTGCTTGGCCAGATTCTTAAGAATGCTGGTGTAGGTGCGTAGGGAGCCTGCAGACAGATTGGGGCGGTTCGCAAGCAAGACTTTATCCATTCTACTACCTACCGGAGAGAATAAACGCGGATTTAATCGCAGTTTATAAAACTGTACCTAAAACAGCCCCGACACATAGTTTCCATGTCGTATTACGAACGAAACAGGGAGAAATGTATTGCCCGCCAGATGGAGTACCACAATAGAAACAGAGAACGCTACTTGGAATACATGAGGTCGTACAACCGGCTGTACTGGCTCATGAAGCGTCCCGAGCCGAAGCCAAAGAAAGTGAAACCGCCGAAAGAACCTAAAGCCCCAAAAGCTCCGAAACCTCCGAAAGTTCCAAAGGAGAAGAAGCCGTACAAGGAGCGTCCTCCTAAGGACCACGAATGGTTCGTTGTCCCCGAGTACGTTCCACCTACACGGATAGAGTATGGAAACTTCGTGTTGGAGTTTTAAAGGGCGTTCAACCGCTCTTCGGCCTTCTGGAAGAATGTATCGTCCTTCTCAATGCCGATGGCGTTGCGTCCTATGGAGTAGGCGGTAAAGACTGAATTGCCCGAGCCAAAGGTGGGGTCCAGAACCATTCCGCCGGCAGGGCAATAACGTTCAATGAGCCATTTGTAAAGGTCGTTGGGTTTCTGGGTGGGGTGCGAACCACTACTGTTGTTTTTACTAATATTAATAATGGACAAAGAACACCGTACACCATCACCCCCAATAGAGGCAACACGTTCACCACTACCATAACAATTTGTGGAATATGTTTTTTTCTGTCGTTTAGCATCGTTCCACATTTTCTTACCTGGAGCGTCTTCATCAATGCGATTGTAAAACGCTCCCGCTTTACTAAAGACATAAATCATTTCATGGGAACGCATCGGCATCTTATTCGCGGATAAGAAGGATACTCCGTGTTCCTTATTCCATACGAGGTCATAACGAAACTCCTTGGGGTTGCTGACGATAAGGTCTGCACCAAACTTGGTGGTACAGAAATGGATACATGGCGTGTTATCGTTCTTACGAATACGTTTGACTTGCTTCCAGAACTCTTCTAAATCAATCTTCACGTCCCACTGACAACCTTGCGTTGTAATATTTGACGATTGTTGTTGTCCATCTACAAAACGAGGTATGGGTTCTTTTCCACGGAATCTAGTGGCCAAGCACCCATACGGCAAGTCGCAGATAATGAGGTCAACGCTCTGTGCCGGAAGTTCTTTCATGACCTGCAGACAATCGCCGTGATATAAAGTGAGTTCTACCATCTACTCTCTTGTTAGGTTTATTAACGGCGTTTGACACGCATGACATATCTTCTTCTCAATCATGAGGAGGCACGCGTAATAATAACATAGGTGTGTACTATGACACCATTGGACGTATCGTCTGCAGAAGTTAGGTAGGTGGGAGAAGGTGGCGACGAAGTATTCTTGTTCGTTCATCTATTTTATATAACGGTTATAGAATGACTCAGCGTGAGAAAGATGTTGCCTATGCTGACTATAGAAAGGAGGTCAACAATTCTCAATATGAACTTCCACGATATGGTACTCCGGAATATGAAGCAATGGGGGTATGGGTAGCGAAACGTATAGAAGACCGAAGAAAACCTGAGTTTGAGAAACTTCAGAGAATGAAGAAGTCTGCAGAGGACTTTGTGGATAGAACGATGTATGGAATAAAAACAGTACCATCGCGTGTAGGGCAATTCAAGAAGAATCTATTTGCGAACATTGATTACTTTAAGAAGCTCATCGCGGATAGACAGCGTCCGGTTATGATAGAGGATATTGGCGTATTTGATGAGCCAAAACCCCAAGCACGGCCTGAACCAAAGGTCGTACCATGGACATTCAGGGGCGTAAAGTATTTTAAATACAACAATCATGTTTGGTTAGATGAAGATGGCGTAAAAGGAGATTATATGGGGCGGTATGATGGCCACAAGATTGACGCTTCGGAGGCGGAGCCCGAGTGGTAAAAGTTTCAGTTAACGTGCTTCGCGAATGTGCCGTGAATTACGGGAGAAGCCGAAAACCCTCCGTAATAGAGAATGGGTGATTTATTCTGACAAAGGGGGGTATATGGGGCATTTGACGCAAACCAAAAGTTTGATAGTTTACGTTATAAACTGCGAAATAGATGTAAAAGTACCCAATTTATACAGTAAACAATACTTAAAACCGGTTATATATTTAGATTCTTATATAAATCAGGCACTTTTACATATAAGTTGGTGGTTTATAAATAAAAGAAACAAAGTTTGGGTTTAATCGCACGGCATCATGTGGTTTTTTTCTTCTCTCTCATTATAACCCATGGATATCGGTCGCCCCTACGCACCGCTACCTGCAGTCATTGCAGCTGTCCAAGCCCCACAAGAAGTGAAGGAAGAGAAAGAGGAAGTTCCGAAGAGCAAGATTCTCATTGTACATTCTAAAGATGTATCCTCCGAGGAGCTTGCCCTATTCAAGTTCCACGGTCGCTACCTGAAGTGGGACGACCGCTTCATGAACATTGAACTAGAGAAGTTGCCTCCGCATGATTATCTTTTTCTGGATATGAGAGAGAAGAATGCACGTTATGCCCTTGGTGCGGTCAATCACTTGGAGTATAGCGTGGTATGCTATGTCCCGTGGTATCACAAGGGAGAGAAGTTCATTGACCAGCTATCTGCTATCGCAACAACTAAGTTCCCTCTCCGTGCGGTTAGCAAAGAGGATTTTGACAGGCAGTTATTGAATGAGAAACTGCAGTCGCCATCATTAGCCCGCACTTTTTTCGGGTGGCTGGTTCCGTGTTTACGAGCATAGGGAGGTGGATATGGAACTCTTTGGTAGACTACATCAAGGGCGTGATGCTTACCGAAATACTTACGGCCTTACAAATCACTCTACCTCCTATCGTCTTTAGTGCTATCATCTGGCTTTAGTCAAACACCAAGACAAAGTTGCCCCGCTCAATCGTCATCACCCTAGAGCCCGGAGCCTTTGCCGATTTAGATTTCCGAGTACGCTTTGGTTTCTCCTTAGGTTTCTCCTTGGGCTTCTCTTCCTTGTGTTCTTCTGATTCCATTATTTATAGGGGCAGAGAATATATAACATATACTCTCCGCACATATGGACTTCGGCGAAATCATTGGGGCCATCATTCTTTATCTTCATCTTATGTACATTATGCTTCACATTTAAAACACGCTACCACCACGAGCCATCTTACGTTGCGACACGGGAATGGTTTGCTGTTCACCCGACGCGGAATACGTTAGCATCTCTTTCTCTGGTCTGCGTCCCGGGCCCGCACCACTTACACGACGACCAATGGGTTCCTCTTCCTTCTCATCAAACATCTCTTCTGCAGGGGCCGAAGGGCGAGCCTGGAATATATCCGCCGAAGCCGGCATTAGAATACTACGCAACGATGGAACTGCCTTTTGAACATCAGGTACCGCCCGCATAGACTGCTGGAACACAGGGACCTGTTGGGCTGCAGGGTCCTCTCCTTGAAACGGCGTTTCCTGGACAAACGAATAATTCACGCGACGGTTCGCAAACATATCCTTGCCTGGTGTCATTCGCTTGCTGGGTGCCGTCTTGGGTGTAATGCCCGATGGGTTCGTTGGAACAAGAAGGTCGTCTTTCTTGTTCGCATTGTATTCGGAGCCACCACCCACCTTGACCACGCTGTCATACATGGGGGCAACCGACGCAGGGTAGATACCATAGGAGCTTTGTTTGAGAACCAGGGGTTCCGACGCATAGCGGGCACCTACACCCTGGAGCAAACGGAAATCGCCCACCTGTTGCTGAGGGGCACGACCCTTCATGAGCTGGACCGTATCGCCTACATGGACTTTGACATTGACCGACTGTTTCATCGTTGGCTTCGCGGGCTTCTTGCTCTTACGCTTCTTGCCCCCACGCTTCATCATCTCAGGACTGCTGGAGCGACTCATTATATCAGTATAGAAGATTATTCTTTACAGCGATACTCAATCGGGTCAAAGCGTCGGAAGTACCGGATAGGCTGTGCATACATATTGATGTGTAGGAAGCTATACGCTTCCGCGGTGGCGAACTCATAGAGCCTCATGAGTTTCTCTTCGTTCGTCCCTATCTCCTTTACGAACGAATCCAGTTCGGCCTTGTTTTCGGTGTGAAAGAAGGAGATACAATCCAAGTTGGAACGGATTAAGGTAGGCAAGTATGTGTTCCATTTTTGCAGGAGATAGATATTAGTCAGTAGCATATGCCGATTTTGTGTTGCAAGTTTCGTAATGAGATTCGCCTGCTTGGATTTAATCATGTGAATACAGTCGTCGTAGATGATACAGTAGTTCGGTTTACCCCTCTTATTTTTCTTCTTGTGTCGCTCCGTATACGCTTCCGTTTTCGCAATGATGTCCTCTAGGACTTCGTTGTTGAGGGTGTCGTAGTACTGGTCGCCGATGTCCTCAATGAGGGGACGCATCTTATCGTCATTGGGTGCAGTCGGACTAATGACAAAGATAAGGTCAAAATGTTTGTACCAGGGACTCTCCTTCTTCATAATGAGATTTAGTAGCAGGGTCGTTTTACCACCACCCTTCCGAGCTATCAACGCGTAGTTGCAGGGTTTCATCGGTAAGGGTATACTTGTGTCCGTACACTTTTGGTTGTCAAACGGTGCAAGGGCTTTCGTTAATTCACTGGAATGAACTTCCATCTTTATAATATAGGCGATTAAAATCCGCCACGGCCTCTGACACGGCGTTGCTGGCCAATCATGCCTCCTCTCTTCGCAACGGCTTCTTCCACTAGATTCGTTGTATCACGGGCAATGTCCGTGAGCTTGACCCCTAGCCACTTACTTACATTAGGCATTTCCTCAATGAGCGTCTTAAGGTCCTGCTTAATCCAGGCACGACCCTCTGCATCAAGAAACCCGCTGGCCTGTGCTAATTCCATAACAAACGTCTGACAGTTGCTGTTCAAGAAGTCATAGGTATAGAACGCCTTACCCATCTTCTTGCGACCCTTCTCTAGCAACTCCGCAATGTTAATCTTACCCTTCTGGTCGCCCATATCCAGGTCATAGGTTTCGGCCTTACCGCCCTGCGTCGCGTACCCTGGCTCTTCGCGTGCTTCCAGCTTTTCCAGCTTCTCAATGACGTACTTGTTATTGATAAGTAAACCCGTATGGAACACTTCATCAAACCCCGCCTTCTGCTTGAGTTCGTTCCACTTGCCTGCAGTAATGAGTTGTACGGCAACGACACCAGGCGTACCGACAGGAGCACGGACCATCTTGATATCCGTAATGGGTTCACGACCGTACTTCTTGACAAAACGTCGGAAGCGTTTGGGGAGATGCTCATCGGAGGTCAGGGCCGACCAGAGTTGCTGGAACCAGGCCGACCAGGATTCGTCCTCTACCTCTTCCAGAATCGTACCGCCTTTCTTCTTCATCTTTGCCATACCGCCCCTAGCCTTGGCCCAGTGTGGGGGATTGTGCTGGTTCTCATACATCTGACGCATCTCATCGTCTATCTTTTGCCCCATCGTCCGTGTATCGTACATGCGATAACCCGCTGGAATCATTATACCCTGTGCTTAGAAATAAAGATTCTTGTATCCGTAGTAGATAGATATGTCGCTGGACGGAACAGGAAACACGTTTATTCCATTCACCATCTCCGGTTTAACGGATATTACAGCCTCTAATAGCAACCTTGGTAATGCGACTGCAACCACACTTAACATCACTTCCGCGACACCAAACAAGATTGCCCGCTTTGACGCGAACCAATATCTAGTGAGTGCGTCGGTAGATGTTTCGGACTTGGTCCCTTACAGTGGTGCAACAACCACAGTTAACCTTGGAAGTCAGAATATTACCACAACACGTGTTCCTGTTGCGGGTTCGGACCTTACGAACAAAACCTATGTAGATACTGCCATCGCTGGTGTTAGTATTCTTCCACTCAACAATACCTTTACTGGTACCAATACGTTTAATAACAGCGTCATCACCAATACGACATTGACCACCAATACAACCACGGTTAGCAATACATTAACCGTTGCGAATACTGCAAACGCCAGTCTTTCTAACCTGGTACGAACGGAACT